CATCACCTCAGATCACATAACTGCCCGCAAGCCCGATGAACCGGGCGCGGTTGGCCAGCATCTGGCCGTAAGTGGTAGCATTCAGGTCGCCCCAGTCCTCAGTGCCTGCGGTCAGGGCGGAGGTGTCGTAGGTCACAGAACTGTCACCCAGTGTGGCGGATTTCACCACGCCCACCAGTGCACCGGAAGCTGCAGCCTGCGCAGGCGTTGCGCTGCTTTCAGCAAAGGTGCGCAGCTGCAGGGTCACGTAATGTGCCACATACAGCCCCACGGCGTAGTGCCAGCTGTCCAGCCATTTGTCCGGCTGTACGCTGACATTGGCCATGCGCACGATCTCATTCAGCAGAGCATCCGGCAGGTGACACTTGCCGTCGGCATTGCAGAACTGCGGATATTCTTCCTTGAACTGCTCAGCGGTGTAATTTCCGACGCTGCCGCCGAGGTTCGCCGCCTGCTGGCGGACTCCACCAAACTGTGCACCGTAGATCATGCCGTTCTCCTTACTCTGCCGCAGCAGGCTCTGCGGGCTTCTCCTCAGCCTTGGCCCTGCGGGTCTTTACCGGCTTTTCAGCTGCAGCCTGAATGTCCTTATCGCGGTGTTCGGTGGCAACGATCTTACCATCGGCCGCCAGTGCCTTAAAATAGGCCGTCTCCGCGGCCCAGTCGGGGACGGTGGCAAAACCATCCTTTTTCAGCACGACCGGTGCAACACCGGGTGCAGGGCTGGGAATGATGATGTTGCGCTTTGCGAGGATGAACATGATGCTTCTCCTTTCTCAGATGCCGTCCACGTACAGAATGGAGGTGGGGTAGAACAGCTGCACCTCGGAAATGTTTGCCATGTATGCAGTATCATAGCAGACATTGGTAACGTTAGGAGCAGTCATGATGCGGCTCATAGGCACCAGTTCGTCCATCTTGATGTAACGGGGCTTGTTCACGTAACCCACCATGCGGTCGGTCTTGCCGGTACCTGCGCCCTTACACCAGCGGCAGCCGCCGATGAACAACTCACCACCATTCTTGACAGCGGCGTTGTTCTTCATCAGGAAGTCGTAGATGGTCTCGGATGCCAGATCGGACACCATGGTGGTCAGGATGTAGTTGTACTGCTCATAAGGCAGCAGGATGTGGTTGGGGATGGCATCGGTGTCATACTCGCAGGAAGCCCACACAGCGCTCAGCAGGTCGTTCACGTCCTTCAGGATCTGCTGCGGGGTCTTATCCTTCCACTTGGTAGAGGAGGAGTCCGCACCATTGCTGGCAGCAGTGGTCTCGGTGACATTGGGGTTGTTCATCAGGCCGGTGGTGCCGTAGTCCTCGAAGCCGGTGTAGACGTTGGCATCCATGTGCTTGTCGTAGGTCAGGCGGATGCCGTCCTGCAGCAGCTGATCAAGGCTGCGGCCGATGAGGTTGGAGCGCTGCATGTCCACGAAGTTCACGCGCAGAGCCGCGCTGAACAGGTGCGCCTTGTATGCGCCCTTGGCAACGTTGGCCTGAATGATGGGCGTGCCGTTGGCACCGCCTGCACCCACAGCACCGGAGCCGGAGCCGCCGGTGATGCCGTAGGCCACGTTCATGGCGGTGACGTAGTCCACCCAGCCGCCGCCGGTCTGGATGGGGATATCGCGGGCATAGGTGACGCTGGTGAGGGGCTTGCGGATCAGCGGGTCACGCTTTTCCAGCTCACTGGTCAGGAATGCGCCACCAGACGCAATGCCTGCTGCGTCCATGGTAAAAGAAGAGCCGGACGGCGCAACACCGCCCAGCTTCGGGGTAAACACACCGGCATCGAAATTGCCGACATTCTGGAAATCTGCCATATTCTGTTCCTCCTGTTACACGTTCTGACGGGTGAGAATGACCAGCTCGGCCACGCCGTTTGCGTCTGCAGAGCCGCCCCACTGGCAACCGGTCAGCTTTACGGTGTTGGCGCTGGTGCTGTCTGCCTCGGCCTCAAAGCCGCCCACGACAGCATTGGGGAGCGAAGTGTTCTTGATGATGCGCACGTACACTGCGCCGCCGCGCTTCGGGGTGCCCTTCTGGCACAGCACGTTGATGCTGCCGCGCTGGAACACGCTGCCAGCATCGCCGGTGGTGTATGCGCCGGTGTTCTGGTCAGTGTAAGACAGGGCAGAGCGCATCTCGCGGCCTGCAACGCCCGCAAACCTGTCTGCGGTAACGCCGGAGCCCTGCATCAGGACAACGGCACCATTTGCATCATACATCAGAGCCATGCCGAAGGGCAGGGGCTCTTTTTCGCCCACAGGGCGAGTTACAACGATCATGTCGGGCTGGCGTGCGTAGGAACCGGCAAAGCCGTGCTCCATCTCCGCGCCGATGATCTGCGGGTTGAGCTGAGAAAGTGCCATACGATCAAGCCTCCTTATGCTTGTGCGGGTTGAATGCGTCATACGCGGCCTGCGATTCTTCACAGACTGCTTCGTAGCTGGTGCGGCCGGAACGGTGGGCAGCCTGTGCTGCGCTGTCCTGTGCGGCCTTGGTGATGCCTGCCAGCAGGCCGTCCACGCCGTCATCCTTGCCGGGGTCAGCGTCGGCGGGCGGCTGTACAGGCTCCTGTGCCTTCTGCGACAGCGCCTTTACCAGCGTGGTCACGGCGTTCAGGATAGCATCCAGCTTGGCATCAATACTGTTGCCTGCGGGCTTTTCTGCCGGTGCAGGCGGGACACTGTCCTCTGCGGGGGCAGTTTCGGCCACAGGGGGCTGTGCGTCTTTTGCGGGTTCAGCTTCCGGCGCAGATGCGGGTGCGGCTTCCGGCGCGGCAGTCACAACAGCGGCGGGGTTCTTTTCGGATTCGTTCATTGCAGTTCCTTTCTCCGCCGGTGCGGCGGCACTGTCCTGAATGGCAACCAGATGCCCTGCGCGCCCTCTGGGCACGATCGCAACATGGTTTCCTCGGATATTAGTCTGGCGGTATCCCGTGCCATCCGGCGTGTAGCAGCACCGGTAGCCGCAGGACACCTCCCGCGTCACGCCGTTTTCCACATCAGAGATCAGGCCGGGATCCTTCAGGTGAAGGTCAGCGACAAGATAATCGCCCTCCCGGTGAACATTCTCTGCGTGGCCCTTGGCGTAAAGGGCGTGATTTTCCGGCATCAGGCGTTCAGGAGGATGATTCTGGGTTACATCCTTACCCTCGAAACTGGCAACTGCTGCCGGGTCGAACACATCTTCAGGGCGGCGCTGCACCTGCACAAGGCGGTCAGGATCGCCGTCAAGGCCCAGTTCCCCGGCAAAGTATTCCTGCTGACCGATGCGCGCAATGGGCACGTCATGGCAGATGAGGAAGCCCTCCGGGGTCTTGGTCATGTGTTCGCTGATTTTACTGCCGTAATAGGCAATCAAGGGGCATCACCTCCGAAAAATGGGTATAAAAAAACACGGTGCTGTCTGCATCGTGTTCGTTTCAGGTTTGGCGGTCACGGTAAGCGCTCACCCAGCCCTGATATTTTTCATCCCCGGCCAGCTTGTGCCGCTGGAAGGTGGCAAAGGTCTTGGGTACCTCGTCGCCCAGGGCGGTGCGGTAGCGTTCCCACTGCCGGTACTGAGCAAGCCACTTGGCACGGCCCTGTTCTTTGTCGCGGTAGGCTTTGATCTGCGCTTCGGTGCGCGGGTCGCGGCTGTAGGGGTTCGTCTTGGGGCTGGAAAAGCGCCTGATACGCTCAAGTTCTTCCGGCGTGCGTCCTGCCGGTGTCCACGGGCGGAGACTGTGCAGGCAGTTGGGGTGGATGTTCAGCCAGCTGTTGGAAAGATCATCCGGCCCAGCGGGGTCCATCTTGCCGAAGGCGTCTGAAAGCGGCGGGAAGTCCGGGTCTTTTCCGCTGCGGCTGTACACCCGGCCCTCGTAGGGAGCGCACAGGGCACAGGTGGTGCCGTGGGCGCTGATCTGGTATAGATCCTGTTCCGGGTCAGCGGTTATCACAGACAAGATCTCTGCCTGCCGCGAGGTGGAGCGGGAGACCATTGTTGCATAGGTGTGCAGGCTCCAGTTCCGGCCTGCTTTGTCAGTGAAGGCTGTCACGCCTTCCCGGCGCAGAGCGTCCACAAAGGCGGGCACGCTCTGGTTGATGCCACGCCCTGCAGCCTGCTGTGCGGCTACCTGTTCAAGCCCAACGCGCCGGTAAATGTCCGGTTCCGTGCGGCCCAGCAGGGCACTCTGCAGGCCTGCCAGCACAGTGCTGTGGGCATCGGTCAGCTGGCCCATGAGGTTCATGGTCAGCCGCTGCACAATGTCCGTCTGGGTGCTGGTGAGGGTCTTAGCATTGAGATACCCGGCCCGATGCTTTTCCACCGTCTCGCCGGGCACAGCTCTGGCATCCGGGCGGCGCACATAGAACTGCGCTTCCACAAGGCGCGGTACATACTCCCAGTCCTGCGTTTCAAGCTGGCGGAGAATGGCCTGCACCCGTTCCAGAGCAGCCACAGCGTGATAATCCACAAGGCCTTGACTGCGCAGACGGCCGATCTCGTTGATGATATCTGTTTCGGCACGCAGGTACAGCCGGATGAGCCGTTCCAGTTCCCGGTCAGGGGATGCACGGGCAAGGGTGGGCATAGGCTTCCTCCTGAAAATGGGCAAAAGAAAAGCGCCGGACTTTCGTCTGACGCTTGTACTGTTAAATTAAATGCAGGGCACTGTTTCCTTGATCGTTTTGAGGAAAGCAGCGGCCTTTTTCATCATGCTGTTTTCCTGCAAAAACTCAATGCCTTTCTGCGTAATGCGAAGGTCAATGACTTTGACGCTGACAGCGGAGCCGATCGACGCAGGGAAAACAAGCCCTACAATATAGCCTTCTTCTGTCAGGCTGCGCATGATGTTGAACCAGTACCACACGGGGATATGAAGAACATCCGCTGAAATGCAGTCCATATCAGGCTGTTCGCCAGCTTTGAAGCAGGCGTAGAGATATGAAAGAATGCGATATGCAAGAACAAAGTAATCATCCTTGGCCATAGGTCAATTCTCCTCAAGGTCTAGCCCATCGTCGCCCGGAGTAAGCCCGTCCGGGGCAACTTCATCGAAGTATTCGATAAGTTCTTTCATGCTTGCATCCGGGTGCTTTTGTGCATACTCAAGCATCTCGTCCTCAACCTGATATCCTGCCGGTGCATTCAAAAGCCAAAGCAAATTATTTTCGTCCTCATAGGACATCTCGACATCAGAGGCAGGTTCATAGTGCTCACGAACATACTGCACCCATACAGATTCCTGCTTGCTCATTTTTTCCTCCTGTTCGTGATTGGAATGCGCCGTTCAACGCTCAGTCCACCAAAGCCATCTGCAGTAACGTGGTACTGATAATTGGCATCCCGAATAATGACCTTTTCACCAGCCAGAAGCCCCGGGTACTGCGTGTTCAACACACCGGTGAGCCTTGCATAGGTCTTGGGCTTGAGCTGAATTTTGCTCTCGCTCCTCTGCGGAGACGGTGCGTACTTGGTTTTCTCTATTTTACCGCTCCCGCCGCCGCTTGTAAAGCGTCCGTCGGAGGGGTCGTGGCGGGAGTTGAAATCGAATACCGAGGTGTCCGCAGTAGGAACCTCCATTCCGGTCAGATTTTCTGTCAGCCCCGCCAGCGGGTCGCGCATGGCGGTCACGTCCTGATAAGTCTTGCCCGCATTAGCGGCAATGGCTTCATCGGTGATACTGCCGAACATGCCGGTCTCATCGCTCAGGCGGCGCAGCTCCTGCTGTGCAGCGGGCACATCCAGCAAGCCGGACTGAAACGCACTAACGATGCTGTCAGCCTTGATTTTGGCAATGTCGGCGGTCTCTTTTGCGGTTGGTGTCCACAGCGGCGGGAAGCTGAGGTCTGCATCTTCCAGCTGGATGCCTGCGGAACGGGCCAGAACAGGCAGCAGCTTTTCCAGAACCGGGCGCAGTCTGCTTTCCCGCAGGGTATCCACATAGTCGTAGTAGTTCTTCAAATCGCTTTCGCCGGTGGCGTTCATGCCGGCAGGAGAGCGTCCGAACAGCTTCGTCATAGGGTAGTGGGATGCGCCGCACAGGTTCAGGCACATGCTCTCGTACACTTCCTGCAGGCCGGTGAAGGTGTACTGTGTATTGTTGATCTTGTTGCCCTGTTCCACCAGCTGTACACCAAAGTTGGAGCGCAGCACACTCTGGGCCTGAATGGTGTTCCAGAAGCGCCGCTGCACATCCGGGCTGGAAAGGGAAAGCAGCTGTTCCAGACCCTTGACCTCCATGGTGTTGATGTTGGCCTGAAAGGTTAGCGCTGCCATGTTGGCCGAAACATTATCGTGGGCCACAACATCCTTGTACAGGGCTTCCACCTCGGATTCGCCCCAGTAAAGCTCCGCCTGCCGTTCCAGTTCCGGCAGTTCTCTGCCAATGAACCGGACGACGCGGGAGTGATGCACCCGGGTGACGATATGCCCGGCGGCATCGTTGATGGAATAGAACGCAGGCACCACCTCGCCACCCTCAAAGGTCAGGCCCGGTTCCGGTGAGATACCCTGCCAGCGGTCAAGGATGTACAGGCCCCGGAAACTGCCGGGCTGGATGCTGTCGGGGTCCAGCGGTTGGGAAAGGTCGGTCTGCCCGGCGATCAGGATCAGCCCGGCGGCACCGCCATACAGGCGACCCCATTTCAGGCCGGTGGAAATACATCTGCGCAGACCGGCGCGCTGCTCAGCACGATTCAGAGCTTTCAGCTGATCGGGCGCAGCGTCCTTGAGTTCGTACCATTCCCGCAGCATATCGTCCACCATCAGGCCAACAACATTCTGCACGACCCAGTTTTCACGGTAGAGGCTGTTGAGCAGCGCATAGTTGCCGGTCATTCGGGTGAGCGGATAGCTGGTGGCTTCCAGCGGGCTCTGGCTGCCATAGCCCAGCCGGAACAGCGGGTTGGAGAAAGCATCCAGTGTCAGGGTATTCGGTTGTGTGCCCCCGGCGGGGCGGCTCTTGTTACGCCTGGACATGCTCAAACCTCCAATCAGGCAGGGAATTTACAAAATATCGGAGTGCGTCCATTGCATGGTCGTTCTCCTTTACTGGCTTTTCTACGCCCAGCAGCGCAGCCTTATCGTCCCAGCGGTAAAGGCCAAACTCGTCCAGCAGTCCGATGCAGGCTTTGCTTACCAGCAGTCGGCGCTTGGAGATCAGGGTGCTGCACCGGCGGATGCCGTTCAGCACATCGTTGTTGGCTTCCATGACATAGACGCCGCGCTGGCGCAGTGCGGTGATGAAAGATGCCGCCGACGGGTCCACATAGGCCGCACAGGGGTTATCTCCCATAAAGGCCATGAAGTCGTCGGCATATTCTTCATCGGTTTTCTGGCGGCGTTCCTTGCGGCCATCCCATCGGTATTCCCGGTCAACACGGACAGTTTCACCGTCGTCAAAGATCGAGAGAAAACAGGTTGGGTTCAAGGTTCCGTAGTCTACCGCAATTGTGCGTGTGGAAACGGCCCGCATTGCAACAGGCGGAACGGTGTAGACATTGGCCTTGAAGTCAAACATATCGTAGATCAGCCCTTCTGCGGCTTTGCGCTGGCCCAGAATGTCGCGGGCATACCAGATACTCTTGCGGTCATAGGTGGCCAGCACGGCCCGCAGACGGTCGTCTGAAATGCTCATGTTGTCCGCGATGGTGAAGTGGCCGTAGTTCAGGCCATAGTCGGGGTTCTCACGCTGCTTCGCTTCGTGGAAGTCCAGAATGGTCTTGTAGTACCAGGGACCCTCAGCCTTGGGGTTCAGGTCGTGAAACACTTTTCTGTCCGGGCTGGACAGGGTACGGTCGAACACTTCCTGAATGAATGCTTCGCTGCACTCGTTCACCTCGGTGATGTATGCGGTACCGTAGGTGTTGCCCTTGATGAGCTTTTCATCACCGGCTTTGCCACCGCCGGATACCAGCACCACCTTTTCGCCGGTGGCCGTCTGAATGTACAGGCAGTCGCGGTTCTGGTAGGTGCCCTCACGGCAGCGGCCCTCAAAATAGTTTTTCAGGCCGAAGCCGTCACAGTCCAGAATGTTCAGCCGGGCCGTCGCAGTGGATACGCCCGCGATCAAGTGGATGCGGCTCGGATGCTTTTCAAGAATGGTGCAATACGCCATTGTGATAAGCACGTTCTTACCACCACGTTTACCGCCCTCTGCAACGTTGAACCAGTGGTCAAAGCAGCCCCAGAAGAAACGCATCTGGTTTTCAGAAAATGGTGCTGGGATGTTCATTCTTCAAAGTCCTTGATGTCACGGTCTGGAACGGGGTGCTGCAGCAGATCAGCAAGGGTCTGCATGTCGTTATTCTGGGCTTCGGTCGTGTTCTCCTGCGGTTTGTCCTTCCACTTGTCTGGCTTCCGGTTTTTCAAATAAAAAATCTGGGCCGTGACGTTTGCAGGCACAACAACCTGTTCCTCTGCATACTCAATGCGTTCTTCTTCAAGCCGCTTTTTTCCATCCACCATGACCTTTTTCAGCTTGATGGGCTTTTTTACGGTCACGGTGCGTGTCTTGCAGCTCTCGAACAGCTCATTTTCCACAATGTAATCAGCGTTTTCCCGCCCTACTTTTAAAGCGTCGGAAATGTCGGGAAATCGGCTTTTCCATTCATTCAGGGTATCGCGGTGTATTCCAATGTTCTGAGCTATTTGTTCCTGCGTCAGGCCGTCTCTAGCCCATCCACGAAGCAGCGTCAACCCTTCCGGCTCTAACCACTGCTCATACTTACCTTTGCGGCCAATCGCAGATCACCTCATTTCAGACCAAAGGTCTCGTTCACATAGTCACGCTTCGTTTTGTAGACGTTGAGCATTTCGCTTTCAAAGCTTTCCCCTCTGAGCCTTCTGGAATTGGCTGTGTTCTGGTACAGCGACTGAAAGCACATCGCTGTACCAGTTTTCTGCATCTGAGGGGTCTTTGCGGGCTTCCCACCATGAAGCAGGTGGTTCAGGTTATACTCATTCACCTTGAATCCGGGAAGGTCAGAGACACCGCAGCAGCAAAGACTGTCGCCCAGTTCTCTTGTTCGGTTTTCTCCGCTGTAAAGAGCAAGGCCAAGTTCATGCGCCCTCTGCTTCAGCTTAAGAATATCGCCCTCAATCAGGGCTTTCGGATAGGTATAGTCTCCCGCAACCTTAACAAGGCCCGGTCTTTTGCTTGCAAACTTCATGCCCTCGACAATAACGCCGTAGGCACCAGCTGCCTTGAACTTTTCAAGGTTTTCGTAAACTTCTCCGTATACCTCATGCATGTACGGCTGAATCCTGACGATCAGGCGCTTCACACTCGGAGCAACCTTTCTCGCAATTTCCAGACGTTCTTCAAACGATGGTGCGCCTTCTTCGAGCTTGTCATAGCTGCTGCACACCATGCTGATCTGCACAACGCAGTTGCACTTCTTCAGCAGTTCGAGATATTCAGGCTCTGCGATGATCCTTCCCTTTGTCGAAACAACAAAGGGGTATTTGGTTTCAGCAAAGACGCGCAGAGCGTTGTAGCTCATGCGGTAATAGTGCTCACAAGGCTGGAAAGGGTCGCTCACGCCCCCCCAGTGCAACGGAATATTCCAGTCACACCAGTTGGTCTCAGACGTTCGCTTTCCCTGAATCCAGCTCATGAGGGCTTTCATGCCTTCACCTTTCTGCACCTTGCTGATGTCATACTTTCCGTTCCGCTGCACAAAGCAGTATTTGCAGCCGTGCGTGCATCCCTTGTAGGTGTCGAAACGGATAGGCATATCGCACAACCAGCATTGCGACCCGCAGTTAGGCATCTTCATCCTCCATAACGCCGCGAATACAGTTCAAGATGGCTTTTTCAAGCGGCTCCTTCGTGTTCTCGCTGATGTATCCCTTGATTTCTTCCTCGCACTCAACGGGGAACGTGAAGGTCACGGAAAATTCTTTCTTTTCCGAAGCCTTTGTGAAACCGTCCTCCATAAGGCTGTCAATGTAGGATACGCCGGCATCATCGTCCTGCGGAATGTCAAAATCAAAGTCGAAGTCGCCAAAATCGACTTCAAGCAGCTCCCGTTCCAGCTTGGAGAAATCCCAGCCGGTCATTTCGCCGGTCTTGTTCGCCAGCAGGCGGTATTTCTGTTTCTGCTCTTCCGTCAGGCCGGTGTAGCGCACCACGTCGGCCATGTCCACATTGAGCTGCATCAACGCAAGGCGGCGGGTGTGACCGCTGAGAATGACGTTGTTTTCGTCAACCTCGATGGGATCAAGTGCGCTGCACTGCTTGATGCTCTCAGCGCAAGCGTCTACAGCTGCAGGGGAGATCACGCGCGGGTTGTTCTCATACGGCACCAGATCGGAGACCGGCATTTTCAGCAGTTCTTTCTGAATCATCTTTTTTCTCCAAATAAAAAGCCGCCCGGAAAACCGAACGGCAAAGATATCAAAAAATAAGCAGCACCCATGCATT